GCATCAGGATTCTCGTAGTTTCTCTTAACGTTGATAACCCTAGGCGGATTGTAGTCATCGGTAAAGAACAGTTGGTCCTCCACCAAGTCAATCCCTGTAACTAGATATGTTGGATTAAAGTTTAGTGTCGTATCTGTATTACCACCATCGTCAATACTAATAACGTGATACACCAATGCGTCTACCTTTAGGTCTATTGACACTATAAGGTCAAGCTTGCCTGTAGCTCCAACACCAAACGATGGGTCGTGTACAAGCCAATACAATGTCTCATTAGCACTATCGTCAAGAGTACCTATACACTTTGCATTATTACTTAACGCTGTTCCGTTATACTCCAACGATGTAACCTTAGTGTTACCCTTTGAGTTCTCAACGGAGCCTATCTCTGATGCCTCAGTAGAACCAAGTCTTACATTCCTTGCCTGATATAAAGTGTCTCTTTAAATTCGCCATTTACTTCATCCATTTGTCCCGACCTCTTAGGTTCTGTAGTAACCTACCGGGATGAATATTACTCATTCTAATCTTTGCGTTACGCAATAGTGCTGTCTTGTTTCTTCTCGCTCTATTTATTGCATACTCCTGAACACCATACTTAGAGTTCTGTAATGCATATGTTATGTACGCATATATATAATCCTCAAAAAGCTTGTTCACCTGTACCAAACTATCGTCACCATTCTCCATACCATCAGAAACATACTCAAGTATGCACTTCTCGTCAGACATTGATGAGTCAAAATTTATTACGCCTGCACGCTTATCTATCCTAAAGGTAGGGTTAGCATTAGCAGTCTCTGTATTAAGCCCGTAGAACGCTCCTATACCGTAGTCAAAGTACCAATAGCCATCGTAGTTGTATCCCAACATACCATTGAACTGACTAGCCTCGTTTAGATAGATACTCTTCTGTGTACCTGTAATCCTATCTACATCCAATCCTGAATACTCAGGCTTCAATATATTTCCATCTTGGTCAAAAAGAATCTTACAGTTGTTGTCCTGTAGGTATGCGTCTGCACTGTTAACCTGAATGTTCTCAGTCATTGGTCTCAGTATACCATCCTTATATAGTGATATACGAACCCAATTCACAAAGTCAGGAGGAAGAACAAACCTTAGGTTGTCACACACGTCCAACTCTAAAACCTTTATCTCCTTGAACGCATCGTAGTTCAGCTCCTGTATCCCACGCTTAGCGTGGAACAAGACCTTGTATCTCTCCTCGTTGTTAATCATTGAGTGGTTACCCGTATACATAAGCATATAGTTGTTTACTATATCGTATAGGCTAACGTACTGATAGGAACCCCAATTAGCATTCTCAGGTGCATTCCCATTATTCTCGTAGTATTCGTATTGTGATATGTATGCCATTATTTCTCTTGTTGGTCGTTATATTGCTCCTCTGCCTTACCAAACTGTACCGCTTGAATCTCTCTGATAGACATACCTGCGTACTGTAGAATCTTATTTACCAATTCAACTTGGTCATCTAGGCTAAGCTCAAAGTCTTGGAAGTCTGATTGACCGGAGTCAAAGACAGGCTCACCGTTTGTTAATGTTACATAGGTCCACTTAGGGTCCTTAGGATATCTTATGTACTGACACTGTATCCCTGAGAACAACGCTGATGGATAGGCTGTAAGTATACCACCCTCCTGTGTATATGCAGGAAATAATCTACTTGGTGCAGTCAGCATTGAGTTGTTAAGCATTGTAATCTTACCGTGAGTAACCTTATCAAGCTCGTTCTGCTTTGGTCCAAAAACCACATATGCTGATGCGTTTATTGTAAATATATCTGATGACAGAAGCAACACAGTCTCACTCACAACCTGAGTAACTGTAGCGTTCTGTAGTGACGATGGTGTACGTAGATTAAATACCACATCACCAACCTTTACACCATCACTAATAAATGTTGCTGTATTATCCTCTAGATTATTTGCAAGTACCGCTGTAGTTGCACCTGTAGCCTTTGTTGTCTCATACGCCAACACCTTATTGATTAGGTAGTAGTCATCACCTGTATAAAGCTGTGCAGGTAGATAGAACGTATTCCCTAAGTTAACAGTATTTAACAATGTGCTTGTGGTTGGCAGATACTTTGTTACGCCAAATATCTCAATCACCTCCTCGTATCCCTTCTTAATATCAGCGTATCCCGTACCTGACTGTCTAGCATTTTCCTTTTGTATCTGATAGTTATAATTGAAAAAGTAGTTGTCAAATATATCTAGCTGTGCCTGCTTAGCAAACAGGTTAAAGTCTGATGGAGAGATGTATCCGTAGTTGTTCTTGTTCAGTATAGATAGAACTGTATTTCTTACTGAGTTAATCATTCGTTATCTTCTTTACACAAAGATAAGCAAAAAAAAAGAGGGCTCCTTAAAAGCCCTCCGAATCAAAAAATGTAATCTAAATTAAGCAGACCACTCATCCTCTATTTGTCTAACTTCAGTTAGAGCATAAGGAAATGCTGAAGTAATATCATACACAGGATGCTGCCAACTTGTTTTAAGAGCAGTTTCCATAGCACCAACAAATGCGCGCAGTTGCTCTTGTACTTTTGCGTTAGTATCAGCAGCGGTTGATTTTAATTGATATCCTATAACTTCGGATGCCGTTGTTGCTGTTTTACCAACAAGATTTAGATAGACCTTTATAACTAGAGCGTCTGCGTCTATTCCTATAATCTGATTAATATTAATAAGATAAGGTGTCCCGCCAAGGGTGACTTTTAAAAATTTTTCCATTTGTAAAAAGTATTAATGGGTTAATAATACCACAAAGATAAGTAAATTAATCTAGTAGTTTCTCTAGTACCTTCAATGCCTCAACACCATCGTCAGTCTGAAGATAGCTAGCTACTGTAGATACTCCCTCGTCTCCAAAGGGAACAACAAGCATACGCTTCTTATTTGTTGGGGTGTTATACCAAACCTCTTTACGGTTCTTTCTATATGTAAGTAAGCCACTGTCAAAGAACTTATTAACCTTAGCCTGAAGCTTTAACATTGGGTCGTTGATGATATCTAAAAATTCCTCAGGATAGTTTCTAGCATATACTAGAATATCCCTCTTCATCTCTGCGGTAGAGACCTTTGACACATCAATACCAAACAACACAGAGCATACACTCTCAAGCTGCTCTAGTGAAAGGCTTCGTGCCTCTATCAATGCATCTACCTCTAGATTTAATACCTCAATATCCTCAGACGCATCCTTCTCATCGTTAATCTCTATAAAGGATTTCCCATACATAGGATGTAGATTTAAGAACTGCTGAAGAATCTGATTTTGTTTTGATACGTGTAAGAATCCATCCTCAAATATGATAGGCTCAACGATAGCGTTACCGTCCTGCTCATCCTCGAATGGTGACTTTTGATTGACTGCATAACGTAAAGGTCTGTTTATTCCTTTATCGTCATCAAACCATAATAGTGGGTATCTTCTTGTGTTACGTGATGGTAACATAAACGTTAGCGGTGCTACGTCTCTTGTAAGCCTATAACTTTTGCTTACGAACTTTTCTTTTGTTTTCATTTGATATAATTTAAAATTTAAAAAATAGAGGGGTATCCTAAGACACCCCTCTTGGTTTTATAACTAATCTTACTCTTGGAATAAGAAGAAGTTGTTTGCTCCTAGAGTACATACTGCTCTCTCAGAAAGGAAGTTAACCTCCATTGCATCTAAGTCAGAAGTACGTGCCCCTCCTGCTGAACCTGTAATCCAAGTCTTGTATCGTCTGTCTTCAGTCTCTGAAGCTCTGTAACGAACGTGAAGGAATGGACGCTTAGCGTTCTTTCCAAGGATTTGGTCATATACAGTAGTTGAACCTGCAGGTACTAATAGTCCGTTTACACGTCCTGAACCTGCTCCTGTTGGTAAACCACCTCTCATTGTTGGGTCGTTTAGGTATTTCCAATCAGACTTGTAGAAGTCATAACCTCTTCGGAATCCTGTGAATCCTAAGTTAAGTGCCATCTCCTCGTCATTGTCAAACAATCCGTAAGATGTACCACCTGCTCCGTAAGAGTTTTGAGCTGCTAACATATCGTCAATGTCAAAACCAAACTGTCGGTCTAGGAAGATAACATTCTCCTCGATAGAACCTTGCTTGTCAAGACGTGAGATGATAGCATCAAAGTCTGCCAAAGCTACAGGGTTACCACCTGACCATACGTTACCTCTGTTCTCTACAGAATAGAAG